TCGTCGGGGGAGCCAAGCGGCCCATCGAACTCTCTGTAAGCCTTGCCCTCAACTGCGAAAACCCCGCCGATCATAGAGTCGACAAGGGCTGCGTAGTGGGAGGGGAAGCGGGTGATGGCTGCGCGTTCTGCAAACGCGGCGCCCATCTCACCCTGTGAGCGGCGCTTCAGGTACGTGCCGTACTTGTTTGCACCGAGGGAGTCGTAAACGCGCACACCGGGCGACTCTCCATCATCGCCATCAATGGCAGAGACGACTGCACGCTCGTGCGCCATCTTCTTGGCCTCGTTGAGGACCACTTCTAACGCCTCTCCGCTATACTGGTCCCGAGAGAACTTGCGCTTGCGCTTCTCTTCGTCGTATTCGGGATGGCGGTAGTCTACCCAGAGTTCTTGCATTTTCTATACAGGGAAATATCCCCCTCCGATATTACGTTTGGGGACGGCTTCGTAAATTGCTAACTCAAGCGCGTTCCTCCTGTCGGGGCTGCGCCCGAGGAGTTTGCGCTCATTCTTCTTGCTGGTGACGCGATTCCTGCCCTTGGCATCGAGTTCGTACGTGGCAGAAACGATCTCCTGAATCAGTCTTTCGTCGTTCGGGATGCAGCCACCCTCTTCCAGCCAATCCCTCAAGTCAAAACACAGTTGCGTTCTCAGGTCTGCGTATACGTCAGGCTTCTCAGAGGCGTGGGTGACGTTGACGGGCCTGATAACCACACCAGAAGCCTCGCGGCGTTCTTTAAAGAACCCAAAGAAGTCCTCTGGACTTGCTCCGAGTCCGATAACGTCAATTTTAACTGGTATTTTGTCATCCGTGGGCCTCCGCAGGCGCTCTACAAGGTTGAAGGTCTCGGCGGCGATCTGCGCACCGTTCCACCCAGTTCCGTATACGGGATCAAGCGCTTTTGTTCCTCTGACAGGCCAGATTACGGTCTCGTCCTCCCCGTAGCGGGCAGGGTCGATCCCTATTCTGAGTTGCCCCTCCGTAGAGGCGTTCTTGTGGCGCATTTGCGCTTCAGTTGCAAGGGCAAGGCCGATAACAGAGTCGTCGCCCTGTCCGGGGAAGTTGCCCTCTACGCGGACCTGGAACATCGGCGACTTCTCGCCCCACTCATCACGCTTCTCCTCGATCCACTTCGGACCCGCCAGACCCTTGATCTCGCGCTCGCCAGTAACGTTCGGGCTGTGCTGGCTGGAGATGTGAATGGTTTTCCAGAACCGGCTCTTGCCGTGGAAGGCATCGAAGAACGTGCCGACCATCCGCGTCGGGTTGCTGAACAGCACCATCTTGGCGCCGGCGGCCATGTTACCCTCCATAGCCTCAAATACGTTGTCGTCTACACCTGACGCCTCGTCAATGATGTAGAGCAGGTTCTCACCGGAGATACCAGCGGCACGCTCAGGCTGGTCCGTCGAAAAACCAAAGATCTCATTGCCATTAGGGAATACAAGTCCGCTGGCAGGGTCTCTATACAGGTTTCCGCCGAGCGGGACATTGAGGTTTGCCTGCCGGTACATGGAGGAGATCTCGCGCCACAGGATCTTAACAACCTGTTGGAAGGATGCAGCTGTGATCGGCACACGAGCGTCTGGCATCGTAATACACCACCAGAGCGCAAGCATGGCGGCCGTCATAGATTTTCCAACTTTATGACCTGAGCGTACTGCTACCCTGTCGTGGTCCCTTACTGCTTTGAGCAACTCTACCTGCTTGCTCCATGGCTCTACTCCGATGACGTTGCGTGCGAAGAAAACAGGATCCGCTAGGCTCTCAGCGAGTGCCGTCAGGTCGTCTCCAGATATGTTCTTCAAATCGCTCAAGTGATATATTATTTAGAGACTCTTAAGGATTATTTCAGTTATAAGAAGTTTCAGTTTTGATACCATCGGATGGTTTATTTTTGATACCATCGATGACATCACTGGTGATACTATGGTGAGTCGCTATTTTCGCCCTCTCCGAGCGTATTCTTTTGCCTCATCTCGAGCGCCTTGGCCATGAGCGAAGCCAGTCCGCCGACCTCCTGTTCAGCCTGCGTCTGGTATGCTCCATGAGCCCTCAGGAGTCTGTCTTGCGCCTGGTCTACATCGCGGAACTCGATGATCTGGTTGCCATTGCGGTCGTACGTGATCTTCTTGATCTGGTGAGCGAGCCCCATCTCCTTCAACTTCTTCACGTTAATGCGCGCATGACCCTCCTCGTGGATCTCCTGCTCGCAATGCGGGCATACAAGCGCGTCCACCTCAAGGGCATCAGCAATGTTAAAGCGCCCGGCGGCTGTCTGCCGCGCAAGTGCTTCCTCTTTGCTCATCACCAGTTTATTCATCCGCTCACGGATCGCGTGGTCAACGTGCTTGTTGTACCGGATCTTATGGGCAGATTGGTGTACGGCGTTACGGCTCGGGCCCACATAGTACCCGGCTTCCTCGTACGCTTTTACGTTCGTTAGCCCACGCTCAACGATTCCGTCAACGAACTCTCGCTGCTGCGGCGTCAACTGGTCGTAGGTTTTCAGTCCTCTTTGTGTAGCCATAGGACGGAAGATACGGAATTGTTTTTTCTTTGTCAACCCCCCTCTTCATTTTTTCTTCACATTTTTCGTGGAACTAGATCGAGATCACCGTGTTGTAGCCATTGTAACACAACGAAACACGCCCCGGAGGGGGCATTGAACATGGCATCAGTTAATTCTATCACAATTAGCGGTCGCCTCGGCGCAGACCCTGAACTCCGTCATACGCAGGGCGGGGACGCCGTAACCTCGCTTCGCATGGCGGTAGACGCCGGTAAAGACCAGACGCTGTGGCTGTCAGTCACGGCATGGGGTCGCCTCGCGGAACTTTCCAACGAGTTCCTCACAAAAGGATCGTATGCGGTTGTCACCGGGAAACTGGTAGACGATTCGTACACAAACAAGGAGGGCGTTAACGTCAACCGGGTTGCTGTAAAAGCGTTCTCCATTGACTTCGGTCCGCGCATGGGCGATGGGCAGCAGTCAAGCAAGCCTCAGGCTCAGACCCAGCCACAGGCACAGCAGCCAGCGTTCACAGACAGCCTCCCCTTCTGATCTAAACATATTGCCCTACCCCCCCGGGTTCGTCCCGGGGGAGGGGCGTCTGAGGAAACTATGGATACCCCAATACTAGCCAGCATGATGCGGTCGCTCTCAGAGGAGGAGATGGAGGCGTGCTTCCAAGCGTCCCACGACGTCCTTGAGGCTCTTGAGGCCGACGAAATCGCAAACCCAGTCCAGATGATCCTTGTTGCATCCATCCTGTGTGGATCTGTCGTAGGATCAATGGCGGAAGAAAACGACATCGCGTCCGCCGAGCAGACCGCATACGTTGCCATTGGCGCGATACGTGAGAGCATGGACCAATCCGTACTGGAAGCCGTAGGCTACGACGACGGCGAAGCAGAGAATCTCATCGATGAACTCTTGGAGGTGCTATATGGCAAGCGATAACACCTGGTACTGGCCTTCTGCATGGGTACAGCCCAGCATGAAGAACCCGCACAGCGAAAACTACGTTCCTAGACATATCCGCGACTGGTTGCGCGGCGAAATCGGCAAAAAACGGGCAAAAGCGAATGAAAAAAGTGAAAAATAGGCCTCTACCGCAACTCACGGAGATTGAATTGGCCATTTCGGGCGAGCCGATGACCACTCCGGAGCAGGATCGTGTAGTAAACTGGGTAAATGGGCTCAAAAGCCGCCTGAAAGCGTTTCTGGGGCTTCGCCGGCGCTGAAAATGGACCACAACTACCCTATCTACGTCGCATTGATCCTACTTGCCGCCATAATCGGCACAATGGTGTCGCTATTGCTGATAGGATTGATGTTCAGGCAGCCTGACGAGTGGGAGAACAAGCACAAGCAAGGTGAAAACAGATGATGGGCAAACAAGAATACATATACCTCGTCGGGGAGACGCTCGGGGAGGTGCTGGAGATGGTCCGGCAGAAGAACAACGACTACACAGCCGGGACGGAAGATCCGTTCAGCAACTTCAGGCTGGCGACGCTGGAGGGCGTAGAGCCGGAGGTGGGGCTGATGATCCGTGTACAGGACAAGATGCAGCGCCTACGCACGTACATCTCGCGCGGCGAACTCATGGTGGAGGGCGAGGGATTCGAGGACGCCATCCACGACATCATTGGCTATATGCTCATCCTCAAGGGCATGATGACAGAGAGGGGTAACTGACCATGATTGACTTCTTGCACTTAATCGGATTCACCCTGTTTGTGGCGCTCTGCATGGACGCAATGGACGCCAACTACTTCAACGCGTGGCTCAAGCCCTACGGGCAATGGTTTCGCAACAACTGGCGCGTAAAGTACCACGAGGACGGCAGCAGGAAGTGGTGGACATACACACCGTTCGTCACCCTCATCGACTTCTGGCACACGGCGAAGGCGGTACTGCTCATAGGGATGTTCTCATACGTCGCTGTGATGCACGGCAAGTCCTGGCTCTACGGGCTGCTCATGTGGGGGCTGTTTGGGCTGTTCCACGAGGTGTTCTACCGCCGCCTGTTCCGCACCCGCAACCACATCGACCCATAATAAAACCGGCGAGGGAGCCATGACGCTGTACGCACTAGAGGCATATAACGAGATAAAGAAGATCCTGGCATACTGCACGCCGGAGGAGCGACGCAAGATAGCCGAGTTCATCATAGCCAGGGCAGACTACGACTAGCGGCGGATCTTGTTGTTAATATCAGGGGCTCCTGTGAACAACAAAATAGCAGCCACCCACACTACAAAGATGATTGTATAGCACGTTCTGGAATAAGAATCCCACCAGAGATCGGGTCGTCCTTCGAAAGAGGGGCGGCCCTTTCTCTTATGTGGAAAACTTTGTCTAATTGTGGATAACTTGTGGATAACCTTATCCAAAATGTGGAAAACTTTATTTGCTTTATTTCGCCCTGGGGGTCTTGACAAAGACTTCACAAATGCTTATATTGCAGGTACAACCAGGCAGAGCATGGCTCCGACGGGTGTAGATCAAACAATGGAAAAGCGAATCGTATATATAAAGAGAGAGCCGGAGACGTTGCAGGAGATTACTCAGCGTCTGATGGAGAAGGCACGTATGCGAGCGCTTAAACTTGAGAAGCGGGAACTGTCCCGGCTCAATAGAAAGATGGGCAGAGGCAAGTAGCCCTGCAGACATAGGCGGCATTGCCCGTCCCGGTAATTCCTGTGGTGAGCAGGTGGGGTTCTCAGCAGATCACCCTCATACTTCGACCTGAAAGACGTCGTTGGATCGAGTAAAATAAAGTCCTTCAGAGAGCGCGACGGTCGTGCAGATAGTGCACGGGTCTTTAGTCTGAGTCTGGCCCGCCCCCGCCGTCATACGCATCTGAAGGCATCCCAATCTTCTCTTTTGTGAACTCTATGACCGATAGGGGGCCAAAGTCTATTCTTACTATCTTCATAGAAGCAAGGGAACATCCACCAACAGGTGTAGATCATTTTTTTTGTGCCTGTGTGAAGATTTGACGAAGCGGGAACTCGAAGAAACTGTGAATCAAGCACAATTCATCGTACCTTCACAGACATCCACAGAATCTTAACATACCCGCGGAAAAAAGACCAAAAATTGAGTATAGCACGCGTGTTGAAGGGTGATTATCCCATCCCACCCACCGTTTCCACCCCTCCCACCCCCGGGTTTAGCATGATATTCACGTTTCGCTGGAGGCAGGAGGGGAAAAAAGTAGGGAGAGGGCTATCCCATATCACTCTCACCATTAAGGAATCGCAGAATATCCACGGATGTACCTGAATCTGAATACTGTCCGTTCTTACTGTCCCGGATCTCTCGATCCTGTGAGGTTGCTGAGATTAGCCGGTACGCTACGTTCTGTTTCATGGTAGTGTCCTAGTTAGGGGAGAAGGAGTCCGTCGAATATGGGCGTAATGACGCTTACTTTGATAAGTAGCCATGCCCAATATACACATCCTGTTTCCATCATTGTTCTGTCCTGTTTAGTTTATCGGATAGGTTGTCCAAATACGCGCGACTCTAGCAATGCTTTGCAAGCGGCAACATGGCACCTCGAAAGGTATAGGTCAGCCAGTTCACCAGATTCGACGCGTTCAATTTCAGCGATCAATTCCTTCCTGTTCATGCTGGTTAGACCAGTCGTGCGCATCATGCTGATAATATCTTCGTTACGTAATTCCATTGCTCTCTCCTGGTTAGGTGGTGCCGCCTTACGGGGCGGCGGTGTTTGTTAACGCACTACGATGGTCTTGACGCCGTTAATAGTGCAACGATACTCTCCGTGGGTTGTGATCATTGCCTCGGCAATCTTGCGTCCAAGACCGTTAAGGGTTTCTACTTTGACTGTTTTCATTATTCCGTCCGGTTGCGTTGCTGATTACCTTCACAACAATAATACGGCGCCGGCATTTAATATCCTACACCAGTCAAATATTTTTTTACTGATTCTCGGTATCTTCACAAAGCGCCGGAATATCCTCTATCTTCACCAGGACAGACAGATGCGAGTCTCCTCTGTATTCATAACACAGTCCGCCGTCCTCTGACTGGTGCTCCTGTTCCGCCGGTAGTGAGCACGTTCCAAGACATACAAACTGGAACCACTCGCCATCGACCTCGCGCGAGACTATCTCGCCGTCCTGTGCCGTTATAAAGCATCCACCAACGTGTTCAACGTATACGTCCGCATCCTCGACATCCTCGCTGGTGAGTGT